TGCCTTTGTTGCCAGCTTGCCCTTTCGTCCACCTGACCAAGGCCCACCGGATATCTCGACTAAAATCTTGTGCTCAATCAGATGGAAATCAAAACGCCAATGCTTTGTAGACAAGAACTGAAATTTCTTCTCGTACTTGATGTCGAGTATGTTCAAGGCTTTTTCAAAGTCTTCTTCGGCTTCCTCATAGCTAAGTTTAGCCTTAGGTAGCGGTTTGGATCTAGGTTTGTTTTTTAAAGGTGCTTTTTTAGTTTTAGCTTTATATATGTTTATTTCCATATTTCATGCCCATTAAAAAACCCACAGAAGTGGGTTATGTAAAGAAAATCTTATTTATAATCCTTACCAAAAGCATAACCTAAAGCAAGAGTAATTATGGGCGTGAAAATAGACCATATACTAAAAATAAATTTCTTTAACTCTACAATTTCACTTTGATTATTATTGTTGTAAGCAAATCCTAAAAATATAAATAATATTAAACTTATAGCTGAAGCAATAATAAAACACCATCTAATAGTAGTCCAAATAATTGAATGCTTCGCATCATCGCCCGTTCCAATTTCTTTGGTAATTTTACCTATAATTCTAGCTGTCTTAATTTCATCAGACGCAACAGGATAATCAATTTGGTTTCCTTGCACTGAGTCAACCTGAAAATTTATCTGTGCATCATCTTTCAAAAATAGGTCTCACTACTTAGTTAGAAAAGTATATGCAAGCTGTCTAGCGTTTTCGATTCTATTGACCAAAAAGGTGATAAAAATATCCTTACCTTTGTATTTTGCTAAATAGGCTGGCTCTAACAAACCACTACCTAATGGATTGTCAAAATTTTTAAGTATTAATCTAACACTTAAACCTGGATTACTATCCAATTCAAGATCAATTTTCGAGGTGCTAATAGTATTATCAGTTGCAAAAATAAAATTTACTTCAAAATCATCAATTCTAAGTCTGATTTTGCCATTTGATCCGCAATGCAGTATCCCACTATCGAAAACCTTAAAATCATCTACAAATTTAGAAACCTTAAAGCTAGATTCATTTGGACCTGATAAAGAATAATTTGTAATCGACATTTTGAGTTTCAGCTCAATGTAAGTGCAAATTTATGATTCAAAAAAACCGCACAATGAGGTTTAAATGGGCGACTAAATACAAAATCGCCAAGTTATCACAAATATGCCATAACCTGTGTACACATACAAGTACTTATTGCCTTTTGCATTCATCTGGATTGAGGTTGTAAAAAATAACCTTAATTTCTTTTGTTAAATAATCCAAAAAAGGAAACTTCTCTGTTGGCTCTGGAGTTTCAACCAACCAAAAAGTATAGTTTTTTTCGCATATCTTGTATTGAATCGTTTGATCATTTAATTTGATTTCACAATCTAGCATTTTTAAATCACTTAACTGAATTAAGCATCGTGCGAGAAAATGAGCTTTATCATATGCCTGATCAGTTTGAGAAAAATCATTCATTACAAGTTTGTAAATAGCACTACTTAAGTCGTAAATGGCTTGTTCTGAGGTTGTTTTCATTTGAAATTGCTTAAGCTCATTAAAATTTAATGAGCTTATCTTATCTAGAATCGATTATCTTTACTTCTGAAGCAAATCAGATTTTAAATTTGGATAACGACCTGAGATGAATGCCAATGCACATTTCATATCCTGACGAATTTGAATTGTAGAAGTCTCATACATTGCCGCCACCTCTCTAAGTTTTTTGTTTTCCACACAGATCTGCCATAAAGCATCCATCCAATCCTGTAGAGGCTCGCTATCAATTTGACGTATATCCAAAACGATACGCTGGAATGCACGTGCTTCATTGTCTGAAATTTGACAAGATAGCCCTTTTTGCAAAACAGGTTCATGAAAATTTTCATCACTCATATATTGTGCAATTAATTCCTCACGCTGTTTTTGAGTCAGCTTTCGGGTGGGAAGTGATTTATAAATTAGCTTCTTTGTTTCCGTATCCCCATTCATCCAAGCCCCAAATTGTCTAAACCAATCTTCTGTACTGAATTTTGACCAGTCAGTTGTTTGCATTATTGTCACTGCTGCATTCATCACAAGCCACCTCTCACTAAATTTTCAATCTGCTTAATCGCCAAACCGCTTTTCACTTGTTGTGTATCGAACCGTAAAACTGTAAAACCCATCATTGCTGCGGAGTTATATTTCTCCATGTCTCCTATATAGCCCTTGCCTCTTGTGTGACGGCCTCCGCTCCAGATCCCGCCTTCTACCTCAATCAAAATCTTTGTACCCGTTATTAAAAAATCTGCTCTCCATTTACGATCAGGATGGAACTTATATTCCTGTTCAAAACCGATCTTGCATGCTCTTAAATGCGTTGCCAGAACCATTTCACCCACACTTGGTTGTCTGGCAACTTGCTTTGCTGAACGCCGCTTTTTATTTTTCTTTATCGGAAATAACTTGCGGTATTCAGCAATGCTGACTGATGACATCAAGCACCACCTTTCAGCAAATGGTCCAATTGATTAGCAAAGCAGTTATAAACTCGCGCTTTATCCTGATCACCAAAAAGGCTGGAAGAATGAGCATCTTGTTTATACTTCTGAGCCAGTTTTTCAATTGACTCCCTTAGTTCAACCAGAGTGCTTTGCTTTTTACCGCTGAGTGGTTCAATTGAGCGTGATACGTGGTCAGCCATTTCTTTTTCCATATGATCGAAGTAACTTTGACGTGCTAAATCCCTCGACTTGATTAGCTCTGGTGAAATAAGCTTTTCCATTTCACGGCGTTGCGCTTCAATCCACCTACTGTCCATTTTTTGCGCCCTCCGCATTAAACTTCTTCGCTTGGTCAAGTGCCTTCTCTAATTGAAGTAACTCGTTGTAATCAGTATTAGATAGCCCACTCCGGTTATATCGGCCTCGTAATTTTTCACAAAGAGTCTTAACTTCTGCAAAACCGCCGTAAGAATTTATTAACTCTTCAACTGCACAGTGTTGGCATTTACTCATGGCGATATCCTTTCTCATCTAGCTCTTTACGCGCCAACCACCACAAAACCACCGCCCCGCAAATAGCGGCTGTGAATAATGAAATGAGTAAACCCCACGCCAAAATCTCGAATTTGTTCATATATTCGCCCCATCAATTAGCTGAAGAATATTTCTTGGAATAGGCATACCTTCACGGCGGCACATCTCTGCGTATTCGTGCGGATTGTCGAAAGGATCTGGACCTAATTCTTTTGCAAGTTCAGGCTCTTTTTCTTTTGCCTGAAGCTTTTGTACTGGTGCAGGTTTACGGCCATTAATCTTTAATCGTTCCATCAAAGATTTGAGATGCTTTTGCGCTTCGTCATTGCTCACAGGAACGTGTTTAGGTTCTTTGTGTTCTAGTTGTAGCGGTGGAGTGTAAAACTCTTGCTGACGGCCTTTTAATTGAGCTTTAGCCACCATCACGTTGTAGGTTCCGAAGAAATTATCTTGAGCAGCTTTCATTTGACCTGCTTCGATCAAATACATAACCTCATCTAATGCATACTTTGTGATTTGGGTAATAACCACCGAACGATCAGCAGTAAACTTACATGCACGTGACCAAGCTTCCTCTGGAGACATCCAACTTTCACCGATGCACCAGGTGCGAAACTCGGCAAATGACGGCATAAAGCGCCCACCTGCTGTAAGTAAACGACCAAGTGCGTTGTTAAATTGGTTTTGTTGAACGCCAACCAGTGTTTTAAGTGCGATCTGTTCTACTACTGACAGCGGTATTGCACTCTCTCCACTTGTAGGGAATTGCTTATTGAACTGAGCAGCGTAAACAGTGCGAAGAGATGCGATTAATTGACGCACTTCGTTCAAGGTAATCTCATGCATGACCTACCTCCTCAATCATTGGAAACTTTTTTGCCGGGGTTACATCCACAATTTGAGACTGGTTTTGTTCTTCAAAAAGATTTGCGAAGTAACCCGGCTCTTGTGTTTTTTGCCCAACTGAAGTGATTTGCTCTTGCTTCTTGCGGTTAGCAGCAACTTGTTTCTCGTTGTTTTGAACCCAAGAGAACCACTTAACCAACCAGATGCTTGGTGTATTCAACGAGCTTGATTCGTTTGCAAAGTACCAGTCACCGAAATTTTGAATCATGGTTCTCAAGTCGATTTCAGGTACAGAAACAAATCTTTGTTGAGCAAGTGAGATGAAATCGTATTGAAACTCGCTGTATTCAGAAATGAATTCACGTATTGAGTAACGCTTGTGATCATCGATCTGATACTGAGCAAATTGGATTGGTGTAAATTGCGAATTTTCTTCACGCGCATTACTACTACTATCAATAATTGGTTCTTGGTTTATGGTTAATGGTTTATGGTTATTGGTTGGTTGCACGCCCGTTTGTTCTTCGTTTAACGGATTTTCAACGACCGTTGAATTTTCGTTAGACGATTGATCATCTTTTGATGAACTACTGTTGGACGAACCTTTCTTTTTCGCTGCACGTTTTGCAGCAGACGCTTTACCAGCCTCACTCGCTTGTTTCTTTTTCCCGTGATATTCAGCAATTTCTCGTTCACAACGATTATTGCGATAAACACCTTCTTCAAGAATGAAAAACTCATCAAGTACGTATTTGAGAGCTTCTTTTTGCTCTTCGGTAGTACATTGCAAACGACGTGCTAGACGATCAATGCTTGATGCATCAATCGCCTTCTCCGTGTCGTAATACATGTCTAATAAGTCGCGGTAAATCGCACGCTCAATTAAACTGAGGTGGCGAGTCGCATTGTTAAAGTCACCAATATGGTGTTGGTAATAATTCATTTTGCACCACCTAAATATTCGAATGCGCATTTAGCCACGATTGAAACTTGTCCATTTCCAATGGCTTTAAGTCGGTCCACCCGATTGGCCACCCCATCAGCCACTCGACCCAATTCGGGTTCAATCGCCCACCATTCCCACCCTCTGGCGAAACTGCTGTGTTGAGACGGATCTGACGACCCTTCTCTTTGCGTTCGGCTAAAGACTCGTTGCTCCACTTGTTTGCATCGCTCGCAGTTGGTGTCGGAAAGTTCATGACCACACCTGGTAAGCCATTTCTCGGATGAGGACTTACATTCCCTCGTTTGTTCCAATCGGATGCTTTTGGTGTTGGCCACATCTTTACTGTTGATTCCAAACATGGACTTTTCCTGTTTCGCTCCGAAGGGCAATCCATTCTTTTGGCATCTGAAGCTTTGGGTGTTGGAAATGTTGCTACCCATGTTGTTAGCGTTCGTCCACTTTGGGATTTCGCTTTTGGATCGTAATGTTTGGCTGGTCCCCGCTTCCCCTCGCTGGCATCTGGCGTAGGCAACAATCCAGATTCGGTCACGGATATGGGGCGCTCCAAAGTTAGATGCTGAAAAACGTGCCCATTGCGCGTCATACCCCATTTTGGCAAGGTCACTGATGACTCGTGTAAGTCCTCTGGAAACAAGCATTGGTGAGTTTTCCACAAACACGTATCTAGGTCGTACTTCACCAATAATTCGTGCCATTTCTGTCCAAAGCCCGGAACGTTCACCTTCGATTCCTGCCCCTTTTCCTGCAGATGAGATGTCTTGGCACGGAAAGCCGCCAGATATAACGTCAACAATTCCTTGCCATGGTTTTCCGTCAAAAGTTGTAATGTCAGACCAAATTGGGAAAGCTTCGAGAATTCCATCATTCTGTCGTTGCGCCAGAACTTGTGCGGCGTAGGCATCACGTTCAACTGCGCACACTGTTCGCCATCCCAAGAGATAAGATGCGAGTACTCCGCCACCAGCGCCTGCGAAAAGAGCCAACTCATTCATTTGGTCTCCTGAACATTTAACTGAATGTAAGTACTGCCTAAGTAGCGAATACGAGACTTTTCTTTCACCTGAATTAGTTTGTGCCCATCCTCCGTGAGACGGCGAACTGCTATAGCCTGCCCCCCCATATGGGTTAATTCTTCAAGTTGATAAAATCTTTCCTGAGCCTCAATTGCGGCATTCATAACTGAAAGTGGCATAGTTGCTAATTCTTTAGCCGAATAGATCTTTACTGGTTGTTCCAGTGGAATTACCACCTCTAGCGGTGTGGTGGAAACGGAAATATCCTGTTTTCTTCTTGCTGCATATCTCACTTTTCACCACCCTTTGGCTTAACATAGCCTCCAAAAGAATCAACCAAACACGCCTTGGTTAAGCTGGTTACAATCTGCTGTGCCAACCACTGCGTTATGCGAAATTGACGAGCCATGGCTTCTGAAAACTCAACCTTCGTAACCGCAGCATTATTTTCGTCATACCCCTTGTTGCGTAAATTTTGCTTTTTCACCTCAAATAGGTGGCCAAGTACTCGCAATGCAGGCTCATAGAAAGATTGGATTTCACTTTGCTGGCGAGAATCTTTGATTTGGTGTGTAAAGCTGTTCATGACACCTCCGCTAATGCTTGCTCAGCGCTTGTTAGTCGGCGTTTGGCATTAAGTTCGGCGACTGTTGCGGTGCGGATTTCTTTTGAAGAAACCAGAATCAAATGATTCTCTGATTTGATAGTCCACAACCTGGTCAAAGTTTTGTTTTTAACTTCAAACAAATCATTTGATTTAAAACTACGGCACTCTTCAGTAAGTACCACTACATCACCCACTAAAAACTCTTGTAAGTTGTGTTTGGACGTTTGATTTGATAAATTAGTTTGCATATTCATGGGTTCCTAAATTTGTGAATTAAGAAGCCTGATCTTGACCATCAGGCTTTTTTATTGCGTTCTCTCCGAACGGATTGTTTTCTTTGTTCATATAAATCAAAACGTTCTCTGGGTATTCCAGATACCTGTGACATAAGATTCTTGTCATCTTCACAACGCTTCATATCCAGAATGGCTAACCATCTTAAATACTGGCTGTTAGACCAGCCTCGTTCATATGCTTCCCTTGCCACATGCTCAGCTACAGGCTCAGATAAATGTGTCGGCATGCACACCGTCTTTTTTGCACTTGGCTTTTGTTTGGTCATGGTTGTTCCTAAACTGATATTTGTTCATGAGGTCAGTTATGCTATAGACGACTCTGGCTTAGCATTCTCAAGTAGCCATTCAGCCGTAAACTTTCCACCGCTATTAATTGCAAGTATCTGGGCATATTTGGTTTCGCCCGTATATTCAGTTCTTGGTAATACCCCTCGTTTTTCCATCTTGCTCATGGCCATGTATGTACGGTTTAGTAACGCTGCTGCTTTAGATCGACCACCAACAGCATCAAAAGCATATTTAATGGGATTCAAAGTTAAATCTCCCTTTTAATTGATTTCACCAAAATTAAATCATAGGTTTAATTTTAATACAATCCATGATTGCTTCTATTTTTTTAAATTTCCAATAGAATTTTAAACCAAAGGTTTATTTTATTAATGATTATGGAATCTATAGCTGAACGCATCCAAGCAGCACTTGATTATGCAAATCTAAAATGGTCAGCAGCATCTCTCAAATTGGGACTATCAGCTCAAGCTGCATCTAACTGGAAAAAGGGGAAAATTGGTAAGGAAACCCTGAAAGAGCTAGCGGCTTTAACTGGAGTAAGTGCCGGATGGTTGCTAGATGGTTCTGGATCAATGATCGAGTTGGCTGACAATCCTGAGAATGCTGATGCATATAGGCCAGTTATGGCATGGGAAGCACCGGATGACCTCGATCCTAATTCTTTTATGATTATTCCGCATGTAGACGTCAAGTTTTCCGCAGGTAATGGCCGACTGGTTGAATTTGAGCCAACAACCAGGATGACGGGATGCGCACAACGCATGGAGTGGTTTCATAAGAAAAAAGTTTCACCTAAAAATCTTGTAGAAGTGGATGTTGATGGTGACAGTATGGAACCAAGGATACCAAGCGGCAGCGTTGTAATTATCGACAAGTCTGTTAATAGACTAGAGCAAGTTCAGAACAGAAAGGTGTATGCAATCAGGTATGGTGATGAACTAAAAATCAAAAGATTATCTCGTAGATATGACGGAGCCTTGATTATTGATAGTGATAATCCTAGCTATGAAAGAGAGATCGTTGAGCCGCAAGACTTGGAGCATATTGGCATCATTGGTAAATATGTTTCTCATTCTTATGATGGTGAAATTTAGGCGAGCTAAGTAATTAATTTTTAAAGAAAAGAGGGTATTATGATCGCAACACTTAATAAATCCAAAACTGCGCTAACGATTAATCGCCAAGAGTTCAAATTAGCATTAGGTAAAATTGGCGAAGGTATTGAAAAACAAATAGCCTCACTTAAAAAAGCCAAGCAAAGTTATGACGCTACTGAAATGGCATGTGAGGTCATTAATGAAGCAAATATCTTTGAGGCTATAATCGAAGGATTTAATGAAGCTGAAGGTACTAATTTAAAACTATCAGATATAAGTAATTTGGAGCAAGCGCAAGGCTGGGTTGATGATTTTCTAGAAAAGTACAGCACTTGAAAAGGTAAATAAGAAGAAGTTGATGAGGTAAGATTCGTAATGAATAAAAAATATATGCCACCAGAACTTTACGAATACAGGCATCTAACAAGCACTGAACAAATGGCAATTCATCAGATGCTTATTTCTTATGTTCGTGAAGATCACCGCTTCAATATCATCATGATGGGGGCTGCGGAGCCTTACAACTTAGTAAAGATAATCAGTGTGAATTTTGAAAATGAAGCTGCAGGTATATGGATTCACTTCGAAACTATTGTTGGTGAAAAGCTGGCCTTGCCTATTGATTTCATTTCAAGAATTGAGTTTTCAGGGCAGCAGGAAATTTAATAAAAAAGATTAGTTTAGGGTTGGAGGAATATTAGGAAATGAAGTGGAATCCACAATATGCAAAAAATTGAAGTTAACTCCCGTAATATCAGCCATGTTCTTTATCAACACTTCTTGTTGACGGTAGTGCTTAGAACAGGTGAAAGGTTTATTTACAGACTTCTTGAAGCAACCACATTCAAAGAGTTTGTTGATTCAGAAGATAAAGATAAATTTTATAGAAGTCATATTGAGGCTAATAAAGAATTTAAGCGGATTCAGCTTTTTGTTTAATTGAAACCGTGACCCGACACAGTGCTTTAAACCATATCGGTAGAGAATATATGTATAAGATACCTAAAGTAGTTATTCCTGATTCCGCTAAAAAATATAGGCCTCCCAAAGTTAAATTAACGCTAGAAGAAATCAAGCAACTTTCAGATGACGAGTTAATGATGCTTTTAAGCGGTGAAGGCCGAAGCGGAATTATCCCAGCACCACTTCTACAAGCTATAAGCTATGAATTGACATCAAGACAGATTAAAAAATCCAGCAAACCGCATTGGACTGCTTATGTTGGGGTGCTGCTGGCCTTAATTGCTGCAGTCACTGGTGTTGTTGCAATACTAAAATGAGAGTAACGATAACAGAGCACATTGAGATAAAACTAAGCACAAAATTTACTATACGTTTGTTTTTGATTTTCATGACATATCCACCAGTAGCACCCTCTTAACAAGTAAAGCAATTGAGGTGATTAGAGGTATTAAGCTAATTAACAGACCAGCTCTCGTCAACTTTATTTCACACATAAGAACTCTCTTTAAAATGTGAACCAAATGGCAATATTCACAAGTATTGTTACCATGCTAATAAACATTTGCATATTTAGTATCTGATCTAATTTCATAAAAATACCTTTGTCAGGTTAAATCAGCGACCAACCCACCACCACGGTGGGTTTTCTTTTGTCTATTAAATCTAAAATTTAAAATAAATTCAATCTTAGGTTTAAATATCTATTGCATCAAAATTAAATCTAAGGTTTAATAATTTTCACCAGATAACAAAAAAGCACACCGCCCCTCCCCAGGTCCGATGTGCTTTTGCAAACTGCGAGATCAATTATGAACGTAAAAGTTAACTCATTCAACTCATTTGCATTTGTCAGCATGGCTGCTCTTGCAATCTCTGGTGGTTCTTTAGTTGCTTGCCAATTGCAACCAGCTTTCCAAACAAAAGAAGCACCTACTCTTTTCACCCCTAAAACTCAATCAGGTACTTACGGTGTTTTAACCGCAAAAATCACAGGTAAACATTCTGGCGTTGCTGTAATTAAATTAGATAGCTTCCGTTTAAACGTTAGCTTTGATTTTGAAGCTCATCCAGACAGTTACGGCGTTCCGGGTTCTGAATTCACTGCTGTTGATATTACTCAACTCACTGTAAATGAAATCACTGATATTAACGGTAAGTCATATAACGATTTCACCGAATTTGAAGACATCCGCAACATCAATGGCCTTCTAAAAGGCTTCATCGAACGTAACAAGTTGGTGGAGGCTGAACATGTCTAATTTCAAAAAGCACCCTGACGGCTACAAGTCTTATTTGGGCCGTGATGATAAAGGTCTTTATTCCGTACGTATTAAGTGGGCTATCTATGCTGCAAACGCTAACGGCTCAGTACTTTACGAAATTAAAGATGGCGTTAAAAAGCCACTTAATGTTGAGCAATTTAAAGCTAAGGAACCAAAGATTTTCGCTTCTCTTATGCAAGTAATCGACTTCCAACGCAGAAAGCAGCTCGCTATAAAACTGCGTGAAACAAACATTCCTACTTATGACCGCAAAGCTTATAAAACTAAGCGCGGCTTCACTGGCTCAAGATAAGGATAATAAAATGGCTCTACCGATTATTACTGCTGACCAAACTTTATTGGTTCAAGCAATTATTGTGTACCTATACGCTGATCCGGGTTTAGGTAAATCATCGATGGGCTTTACTGCGGAAAAAGCAATTTCTTTTGACTTTGACCGTGGTGCTCACCGTACTGGTGAATTACGTCGTGGTGCAGTTGTACAGGTTCAACAATGGAGTGATGTTGCAAACCTTACTCCGCAGGACTTAGCACCATATAAAACTGTTGTCATTGATACCGTGGGTGCAATGCTTGAATGCATTAAAACCCATCTATTGCTAACTGCTAATAACCGTCAAAAAGATGGCTCTTTAAAGTTAAAGGCTCAAGGTTTAGCGAACCAAACGTTCAAGCAATACATCAATACTTTGATCAGTTTAGGTAAAGATGTTGTTTTCATTGCACACGCATCAGAAGATCAAAACGGTGATCAAATTATTTACCGCCCAGATCTAGGTGGTAAAAACCGTAACGAGCTTTACCGTATCGCAGATGTCATGGGTTATCTAACAACTGTTACTACTGGTGAAGGTAAAAATGCCCGCGTTATTAATTTCAAACCCTCACCTACACATCATGCGAAAAACTCAGGTGCTTTAGGTGGTGAAACTGGTGAAGTGTGGGTACCAGATCTTAAAGCACATCCCACTTTCTTGGCTGACCTGATTACTCAAGCTAAAGACCACATTAACACCTTAACGCCTGCACAACTTGCAGCAGCTAAAGCCCAAGAAGAGCTAGAAAACTGGAAACAAAGCTGTGAAGAAGCTGAGCATGCAGGTGACCTTAATCAATTAACTGAGTCGCTTGATAAAGAACACATGTATTACCAGAACATGCGACAAGCAATGTTAATGAGAGCTAAAGCATTGAATTGCACGTTTGATAAACAACGTGGCACTTGGATTAGTCCCCCTGAATTTAACGGCATCTCAGATCAACAAAGAGACGAACTTCAAAACTTTATTGCTGAACGTGGCCTAGACGTAAAAACAGTATGTGAGCACTTAGGTATCGATGCCCTTATTCAAATTGAAGCAGCAAAACTTAAGGCAGTTAAACAAGACATTGAAACATTAGCTAAAACGGGGATGACAGCATGAAAAATATTTTAACTGCTCAAGAAGCATTTGCAGCACTTCAAAAAGGTAAAACTGTTCTATGTCGTCCTATTGGAGACATGTTGGACTTTTCTGACTTAGATCAATTCCCCGCTTCTGTTTTTGGTAAACCGGGTTTTGAATTCTGCATCAAAATCGAAACTATTGAGCTGGCTGGCATTACATTCACAAAGCCATTAACTATTGATGAATATGAGGAAGGACAGGATGTTTTTGTAATTACTACATATTCGCCTTCTATTTACGTCGTGAATTTTAAAACCACCGCATTAATTGATTCTATTAACAGTGGCTTCGTTCAACGTGATGCAGAAAACGCCAAGCTTCAATTAAAAGCTTTTTCAAAAGCACTCGGTATTGAAATCAACAATGATTTAAGTGTTATTCGTCTTGGTGAGGAACCTAAAAAACAGAGAGGCAAAAAATCAAAAGCTGAGCCAGTGGCAAAAGTAATACCTTCTGAAGTTTTCCCTGCAGATAAACAGCCAGCGATTGTTATTACAGAACAAACTAATGTCACAGCTTCCGAAGACCTATTAACTCCAGTTACTAACGAACTTAATATTAAGCCGAATGTTAATGCCCAATTTGAAATTTTGCTTGATGCAATCCGTATTTGCCAGTCAGAAAAAGAGCTAGATTCAACTTGTGCGAATCTTGAAAAAGAAGGCTTTACTCAAGAGCAAATTGACCAAATAAATCTGGCTAAGCAAGAACGATTAATTGAACTCGATTTTATTGAAATGGATGCTGCTGATACAGCTAGTGAACAAGTTTTTTCTGATTTAGATGCGCAAGCAAATGATGAAGTGGCAACCATTTCAATGCCTGAAAATTATGAATCATTAGTTCAAAGCATCCAGAACTTTCATACCCCTGAAGAAGTTAATAGTGTTATCCGTTACACCACTAAATGGACGGAGGAACAACGTAAGCCACTATTAAATGAAATGCACAAACGCCTTGCAGAGTTAAAGCAAACAAAACAAGAAGATGATGGATTATCACCTTTAATCGTCCGCCTCCAATATGCGGCAGATCTAAAAACGCTTGAAGAATTAGAGTTAGAAATTCCTTCACGCCATCAAGACGTTCATAAAACCTTATGGAATATGGCCAAAAAGCGCCGTAGTCAACTCAATGCGGCCGCTCATGAACCAGCATATCTTTTAGAGGATGGCCTCTAATATGAAAGATCAGTACAAGAAAGTGAGCCAAAAACACATGCTTGGTTTTATGTACTACTTGCAATTGCTGGGCTACGTAATAGTCCGGCAAGGCATGGATCAAGCAATGTTTCTAACAAAACATTATGCGGTACCAGTCGCTTGGCGCCGCATAACGATCGACTATCACAACCGTTTAAATAAACCTGCCCAGCAGCTTTATAGAGAGTTTGTTGAGTGGACTAAAGAAGAATATGCAGAGATGGTGGCTTAAATGACAGGTAATGAACGTATCCCTTTTGAATCACAATTCAAAACTACAGAAATTTTTAAACGTGAAAGTGCTATTCGTAAAAATGACATCCTAGCATTCAGTGAAACAATGAATGTCTATTTCAATATTGTAACTAATGATGCTTGGCAGTTATGGAATAAAGCCAAAGCCGAGACGGTGCCAGATACTCCCACCCCTAGTGTCACTCTAACTTGCGCTGAACTAAAAGAAGCCTTTGATTTTGGTGCGCCAGATGGGGAAAAAGATCAATTCCAGATGGAAACTGAAATGACCATCAAATGGCTCCAAGATGGTTATGACGGTGAAGGATACTACTGTTGGTATGCTGATTTACCTGAGGAAGGTTGCATTAAGTTGGGTGTTAGCGAATCAGGAGCTGAAGGATGAGCAAAGTTATTGGAGAAGTTAATTTGAACCCTAGCAGAATTGAAGGCACTCCCGATCAGGTAGCTGTTCATATTTTTGAAAAAATCATTTGTCCAAGTACCGAGGAGCTTCTCAAAAATAATCCTGAGGCTGCAAAGGTTTTTGCATACCACATTTTTGGTTTAGCGCTTTCTCAACTAGCAGAGTTTCATTCAACCAAAAGTCTAGATAAAGCTGTAACCGTTACTCTTCACAACCTTTTGCGACAATTGAAGAAAGAACGTAATGAGTTGAGGAGCTAATGGATGAGTGAAGTAAAAGTTAAAACATGTGATTTTTGTGATGATGGAAATGGTGAATGCATTTACCCCTATTACGGTCTTGCCCCTCATATTCACACAAAGCCAATTGGGGGCACCGTATTTCTAAACGAGTCATTACCTGAAAACTTCTGTCCTGATGGGGATGGTTTAGGCATGTATACACATTGTCTGAATTGTGGGGGTGACGGCACCTATGAGGGTACTCAATTAGAAGTTAAAGCGGAAAGTAAGGAGGAGTAAATGTTAAAAGATCTGAGAAATCTATCTGATGCAGAGCAACAAGAATATTTGGATCGCTTCATAATGGCTAATGAAGAACAGAAGTTTCCTCAAGAGGTTGTAGCACTTTATTTAGATTGCTCGCCTTGGACATTAGCTAGAATGCGTTGTGATCAATCATCACTGCCTTTCTCGAAAATTGGGAGACGTGTTTCATATAAAAAGAAAGACGTTTTGAAATATGAGCAAAGCAAGACTGTGCTTAATACAGCACAGCTTGCAACAGTTTAAGGCGGTTAAACCGCCTTTATTTCTTTTAATCTTTCTGCCCATACAGATTGATAATTAAAGCAATCAATCTTACCTTGATACACCGCTTCAATCATGTTCATTGAAGCTCTTAATTCCTCATCTGGAATTTGAACATATCCACCTGTCACATCAATTCTTGGTTTAGCCGTGTGATTAAGAAGTCTTTTTGTCACATAAATATTAAATCTTAAAAGGTTGCATATAGTGGCAAATGTACGGCGGAAATCATGCATTGAAACGTAATAGTCAACTTCCTTACCCACTCTATTCAATAATGTATCTACCTTAGTTGCATGCATATTCCACGAAGTAGGCATCTTAGTAGCTGGGAAAACCCAATCGTTTTCTCTTAATAACCAACGTTCACGCAAAATACTGTGTAGATGATCACCAATAGGAAAAGTATGATCTGAACCATTTTTGGTATCTCTAAAAGTTAAGGTACCATTTTTAATATCTACATCAGCCCACTTTAAGCAACATGCCTCCTGTTTACGGCATCCCGTATACATGCACATCAATACGATATCCCGATGCGTGTTTGACCTAGCAGTATTTTCCAGATTCAACTCATCTTCATAATGAAGCACCGCATTGTAATATTTGTGAATGATGTCTTTATGGAGATGTCTATCCCTACTTGCTATTTTATTCCAACCTCTGGTTACGGAAATAATGTCAACTGGATTACTTTTAAGAATCGGGTTCTCATCTGTTGAATAAAGAACATGAATATACTTCCATAAGGTACCTAAAAGAGATACAGCACCATTTGCTGACGACTCACTTACTTCTGATACCTCAATAAATCGATCCAGTACTTCTTGCTTAGATATCTGGAAAAGCTTTTTGTTGCCCCACCCCAAATATAAATCAAAGTACTTACGGTACTGCCTAATTGTTTTTGGTCTAAAGTCATTTCTATCAATATAAATTTGAAGAGCTTCATTCACTGTAATATCTAAAGGATTAGCAACATTCTTTAATTTGATAGGCTTTTCATATTCATTGTTTGAAATTTTCGCCAGGATCATCTGAGCTTTTGCTCGAGCATTTGTTGCAGGAATATCGGTAGTTTTACCAATTGTCACTCGATAGAGTTCACCTTCATGCCTCCTTTCAACAATATAGGTTTTACTTTTATTAGTTACCCGAACAGCAAAACCGATCAGTTCTGCATCTCTATATATTTTTTGACCTTTTTCAGTTAATGGAATAGCATCAACAGTAGATTTGTTGAGTTTCATGTCTTAAACCTGTTTTAGCGAACTTTGATTTAACCATGTTTCTCAACAGTCTACAAATAGTCTACAAGCGTTTTTAGTTAACCATAAAATACGTCATTTTCCAATAATAAATCGTTGTTTTAATTCACTTTAACAAAAATACAAAAACCACAGGTATATTATAAAAGAAGTAGAATCCGCCTAATCTGGTTTGGATTGTAAATGGTGGGAACAAGACTTAAACCTTTGTACTTTCAATAGGTTAAAAATTTCAGATAGCTGTATATGAATGTATTCATTTGCTCAAACTTATAGGATGCATGTTTTTAAGCCCTATACATATCAACTTACTGACTTTCGTAATTCTATCATTTCCCACAGATGCAAATAATGTATTAAATGAAATACTTCAGGTTATTAGTTTATAGATGGGCTGGATTTAAAGTATTAAAAAAGCCTATTCATATGTGAATAGGCTTTTTAGTTTTTATCAATTATTCGTCTTACTATGAATACAAGTTATGCTAACTTCTTTGCTTCTAAGTAGTGAATATCAGCAATTTGTGCATCCCAAAACTCATTCCATAAAGCACAATAATCCATACAAAGCGTTGTTAAGCTCTCATAGTCTTCTTTAGTTATTGCTTGCGCTAACGCAAACCAGAGATCATCTTCATGATCATCATCTGCTGCTTCTGAGGTTTCGTCAGTAGATACCCCATGAACATGGTAATAGCCGCCACCTTCAACATCGACGCCAATGGCTTTAGTCGCTTCACGAAGTGGTGGGCTAAAAAGAATCACTTCTTCTTCGGCCACTGCAAGTAAAGCAACTACTTTAATATAACTATCATAAGATGATTCTAGAAAATTTCTTACCTGATCTGCAATTTTTGAAGGTTGATACTCTCTACGGTCCTTCTCACTCAAACCATAATCATTCAATAAATCTTCATATAAAGGATAATGCGCATACTCCGGATTACCTAGATAATAATTGTCCGGGTCTGTTCCTGGTCTAAAACCAAATTCATCAAGTACATTTAAACTTAATAAAACACGTGGAAACATTTTAGCTCCAGAATGGAGTTTAGGCTCCAATTGTTTTGTCTGGAACTGGGCCATTAATAAGGCATCAGTAAAGATCTGAACAATCGCATGACGATATTCTAAATGAATTCTTGTTAAAGTGAATTTATCAAGCAATCCATTATTTAAAACTTCGATCGCCGGATGTTTACATACTGGTAATTCAGCAATTCTCGCTCTTAATTGTTTGAGAAATTTTAGATTTTCTTCCCACTGTTCTGTAGGAATACTATTCTTCATCCCCAGTAATGCCTTTTGCCTTGGATTATCGAAATCTTCAAATTTTTTTGACATAATCATTCTCAATAACAAATTAATTCTTATAGTTAGGTTATGAGTTCCCCATTATTTTAATCGTGCATTCATTTGCTACTAAATAAAATTGTATACTCATCCCTAAACAATTTGATATTAGGTTTATTATTACTACAAATCAATGGATAATTTAATGAATTTTTTTAATGAATCAAATAACAATTAATATCGAAAAATACTATTTTTTTAGGCTCTCACATGTTGTATTACATTAGCGTTTTCAATATGATTAAACTGACTTTTGCCAGAGCACTAGCCTTAAAAAAGAAACGGATTTCAAAAGATTTACTACGGGGAAATCGATGTCAAAAAGAGATACTATTATAAAAACAGCAACTGCCCTTTTTAATGAAAAAAGCTATAACTCTATTGGAGTGGACAGAATTATTGCTGAATCTAATGTTGCAAAGATGACATTCTACAAGTATTTTCCTTCAAAGGAAAAGCTAATAGAATCATGTCTTTACAAAAGGAACTCTGATATACAGTCTGCTATATTAGAAAGAATCAATACCAATGACCTACCTTTAGTTCAACTCAGAAGCTTATTTAATTGGTATATTGACTGGATTTACACAGAAGACTTTAATGGATGCTTATTTAAAAAGGCAACTATGGAAGTAGTACAACTTTATCCATCCGTTAAAAATCCTATTAATGAATATAGAGAATGGCTCTATGAGCTTGTTTTTTCTATTTTAATTAAAATTCATGTAGAAGACGCAGCTGCATTAACCAATCTATTTCTTAATATCCTCGATGGAGTTATTAATGATGGAACAATTGATAAAAATTTAATTAATGCTGAAAAAACTTGGTCTTATATTAAAAAAATAATCGATCTTGAGAAAATTGAGGAATTAGTCGCTATTTAATTTAATAACATTGAAATACTAGACTAAAAAACAAGAGAATATACTTTTGTTTTTTAGTCTAGAAGGGCTTTGTT